AAGCGTTTTACAATTTCCTTTTCTCTGTCCGTCATTTTCCCGCCCTTTCCTTGCAGCGCATCATAAGATCCTGCAATATATAAATTTCGCTTTCCGTCAAGTAATTACTGATTGAAACCAATTCTTTAGCCGTCCAGTGCGCCCAATATTTCATATCGCTTTCAATGGTTTTAATCTCAATTACTTTCGTGTAAATCATAATGTCGATCAGTTCTGCCAGTTCGTCATAGCCGATAACCGCCGTTTGCCCTGCTGCCTCGCGCAATACCTCTAAACCGGTATCAGTCAAAACAGCTTTGCATTTCTCGGTTGTATCGGTCTGTACGGTGTATGTGGTTGCGGTTCCGGCGTAATCCATAAGATATAAAGCCCGCGGGCTTGCACAATTCCCGCTATCGCACTTTTTCCACCCCTGCCAAAACTCCACGCCGAAAAGATCCGAACCAATCACCGCACCCATGAAATAATTAACCGCCATTCCGTTATATTCCTTGTGCATATTGATTTTGCCGTTAATGATAAGGCTTTTACGGTCTGTATTGTCCGGCATGGGCGCATTATAGGTTACTTTGGTTTCCGGCTCATTCATAAAGCCGCTTTCCGGCGCGTCCTGCGCCGTTTCCTGCCCTTTTTCCGGCTCCGGCGTGTTTCCTATCGCCTCTGCCTCTTTCGGCGGCTCCTGCGGCGGTTCCTGCGCTCTCTTGTGGCGTTCTGTTATAACGCCTGCTGCATCTTGTAAGCTGATGCCGGTTTCTGCCGCGTACTGCCTTACCTCTGCCTTCAGTTCTTCCGGTAAATCATCGGGAAATACTTCTTTAAGTGCTTTCGCGTCCTTTGCGATCAATGATCCGGTTGTCTTGTATGTTTCGTATAGTGCCTGCTGCGCGTCCGGCTCCAAACCGGCGATCTCATTCGCTGCGCTTGTGCTGATTTTTCCCGCTGCAAATTCTTCCACAAACGGCGCGATCAGATTATTGTTGATATTATCCAATGTGCCTACTTTGGTTTTGTTGGTTCCCAAAATCTCGGCAATAATATTTTGCCGCCGTCCGGTCAATTCATGGGTTTTCTGATACTCGGTTAAAAGTTCCCGCACCCGCTCAATTTCCCGCATCTTTTCATAGTCCGTTCTTTCCCGCTGCGTTGAATTTGTGAAAATCAAAATCAACTCGTTTCTTATGTCGTCCGGCGTTTCCACTCTGCAAGGGATCATTTCATATTCCGTTTTGCCCTCGTCCAGTAACCGCAGGATCGCAAGCCGCCGTTTGTGTCCGGCTATAACCTCGTATTCGTCCGTACCCTCTACCGGTCTAATTACGGGATACTGCTGCAAACCGATCAACTCTATACTTTCCGCAAGGTCTTTAATTTCCTTATCCTCTGCATGATAGAAGTTTTTCTTATCCGGTGCCGGTCTTAATTTCCTTGCACTTACCTTGATCGGTTTCCAGTCGCTTTTTATTTCTTTCTTGCTTTCCGCATTTAAGAAATTATTGATATTAAAGCCCATGTTTGCCTCCTTTGCCTTGTACCCTATTTGGGTACTCGTCCAGTATTTACTAAGTGCGCGGCACATCTACCGCGTGTAAATCGGTATCTAATTTATACCAACCGTCCAACTCCAAAATAAATTTAATGTGTCCGGTCTTTGCGCTGATCTGTGTCAGAATGTCGGTAATTTCCATAATCTGCATTTCGCCGCCCTTCTCGAACCGCACCCGATCTCCGATCTCATAAGGGCATTTTGCTTTGAATTTAAGCATCTGCATGATCCGCACCCCCCTAATACTCTAAGACAAACTTTTTATAGTCCTGCGCCGCGCCGCATCTTACCGAATATTCCACAAGCGGCTTTTTCTCAAATGTGCTTTCGCTTACTTTCTTTTCCGTTCTGCGGATCTTCTGCGCGTACATCGGCAACCCCCGCGCCTGCAGCTTTTCAATGTTCAGATTGTTCACATCGTTGTTTTGGTACTGTGTCACAAGGCAACCGGCAAAATTCAGTGTTTCGTTGAAATCTTCCTGCACCTGTGCGATCTGCTCTAACAGAATGTTTAAACCGTCAAATGAATACTGATCCATAAAGATCGGCATAATCACATCATTTGTCATTACAAGCGCGTTAATGATACTCATGTTAATATCGGGCGCGTTGTCGATGATGCAATAATCATAATTGCCGCTTACTGCTGCCAGTGCCTTTTTAAATCGCGTCTGCTGCTGCCTGCCCGCATCTACTACGGTTTTAAGGTTCGCCTCCAGTAGATCCATGTTTGCGGTTATAATGTCGATGCCCTCATAGTTCGTTTTCTTGATTATCTCGGAAACATCAAAATTTCTTTCCAACATTGCCCGCGCTATGGTGTCCTTGTCCTCGGTGTCGTACCGGTCAAACGCTTTAGAGGCGTTACCCTGCTTGTCATTGTCGATAACAAGCACTTTCTTTTTGTGTACTGCTTCCAGTATGTACGCCATGTTTACCGCCGTTGTGGTCTTTGCTACGCCGCCTTTTAAGCTGATGATTGAAATTGTTTGCATTTGCTAATCCTCCTTATTTTTCGTGCATCTTTAACATTTCTACAATCTGCTTTTTCTGTCCTTCCATTGCAATTTTAAAAGTGTTTTCGGTTGCCTCAATAAACCCTTCCATAAACCGCATATCTTCTTTCATAATAACCGTTGTTCCGCACTCACAATTTGCAAATGCCGCATGAAATATCTTACTTACCAATACCGGCAAATCATAATAAATCATGCGCTGCGCCTCGTAAAAATTGTTTTCTTTCCGCTCTTTTACTGTTAATTCCTTTTTCTTCATTCCTTCCTCCTAATTAAACGGCAATTCGCCTTGCTCTCCGTCCGGTATCTGCATAAAATCATTACTTTCCGGTTCGCTTTCTGCTGCCCGCTTGCTTTCCGCAAACTCTTGATCCTCTATGATAAATTCAATTACATAGATTTTCTTACCGTCCTTTTCATAGTTGCGGCGTTGGCAACGCGCCGTTACCACAACTTTGATACCTTTCTTTAAATACTTTTCCGTAAACTCTGCCGCTTTTCCGTATGCAACGAAATCTAAGAAATCTGCCGAAGGCTCGCCCTGCCTCTTTATCCTGCGATCAACCGCTAAAGTGTAATGCGCTACCGGCACCGGCTGATCGCTCTGTGTGTAACGAATTTCGGGATCGCGTACCAGCCTCCCCATGAAATGACATTTATTCATCTTTTGATAACCTCCATATTGCTAAAATTTTTTCTGCATCATACCCGCACTGTACACTTTCAAGTGCCAAATCATCGGACATACCCGCATATAACAGCACTTTCAGATTGTCAAGCAATATTAAATACGCCTCGAAACTGTAAAAGTGTTTTCGCGGATCCAATACGCCTGCTGCCCGCTGTGCGAAATCTAAAGATACTACCGCCGCGATCTCGTTTAGGATCCTCTGTTCATCTTCCCGCTGCTGCAAAATCTCTTTTTCAAGCTGCTTTATGATCTCTGTCATAGCCATATAACGCCCCCTACAAATAAGACTTGCCATAACGCGCCCGAAATTCCTCCCTGCTGCCGATCTTCGCCTCATACACCGCCTGTCCTAAAATCTTTGACAGCTTTTCAGCCATAGGGTTATCATGTACGCGCTCGGTTGTCCTGCCCATGTTATGACAGTTATTGCAGGCGGGTACTTTCAAACCGTCCTGCTCTGCCAGTTCTCTAATGCCGCTGCCGAATAATAAATGATGCTCGCACTCTGCCGGTCTGCCGCAAAAGAAACACATTTTTTCATGCTCTGTTACAATGCTTTTTGTCTTTCCCATAATCTGCCGCCTTTCTGCTTTTTAATAAAATTCCCTTCTGTCGTACTGTCTGCGCCGCTTTTTCTTTTCCGGCTCCGGTTTCCCCTCTGCCGCCTCACGCGCCTTTATCAGATATTTCATACAGTAAATATCAATGTGGAAACCGTTTATAATGTTTACCGCCTCTAACTCCGTTACGCCGCATCGCTCTTGTAATTCTATCCGCAATGCCCTGCGCTCCCCTATGTCCTGCATACCGTTATACGGCAGGGCTTTCGCTCTATCTCTGTATGTATAAGCTATTTCGCGTGTCAAAAGTTCCACCGTATACCTCCGTTATGCTGTTATGCTCTTTATTTCATTTGTTGGCTGCCCGCCTCTGAAAACTACGATCATACTTGGGAATGGTGCCGGATCCTTGCTTTTCTCTCCGTCTACCTCGAAATTAAGCCGCCCTTTGATAAACCGTATTTCTGCTTTGCCTAAAATGAAATCGTGAAACATTTTTGTATCTGTGCGGGCGGGTATCAGCATAACCACGATGATCCCCCCCTGCGCCTCTTTATAGCACTTTTCCACCCATGCAATTTGACCGGCATTTGATTTTGTTTTCCGGCTATACGGCGGGTTGCAAAATACCGTTTCGCCCGCCCATGACTGCGCCAAACCGTCCTGCTCCACTGTGTAATACTTGGCGCATTTGTGGTTGTTATCATCGGCGCATGGATCCAATGTAAAACCAAATTCTTTATTGAGTGCATCAAAAAGATCCTGCGGGGTTCCCCAATCGTCTTTACCGGTGCTAAAGTGTACCTTATCCATTTTCTGCCTCCTTATTTTTCAATTCCTTTTCCGCAAGCTCTATAAATATCTGCGCCCGCTCTATTGCCCGCTTATTCGCCGCTATTTTTGCCTCTGCTATTCCTTTTAACCAAACCCATTTCGGAATGTCTTTATCATGCAGATATTTTTTTAAATCGGTTTTGGCTTTTTCTAAAGCCTCATGTAGATCGCCGGAATAACTCGCTTTATATGTGTTTTTCTTTGTCGTTACTTTCCATGTTGCCGCCATTCTCTCCCCCCTATGAATTGTCGCCGCGCATCTGTGCCGCAAAACCATTTTTAAATGTCTGCCAGTTTTTGGCGGTTCCAAACCGGTATACTTGTATCTTTCCGGCTTTCCAGTCCTCCGCGATGCCGTACCCTAACCCTTTTTCCTTATTGATCCAAAAGATACGAATTTTAAATGTGCCGCTATAAATGTTGTCCTTTTCGTAAAATACCTGCCTGCTCTCATGCTCTAAAATGCAGAATGTGAAAAAGTCTATCATTGCATCGTAAATTTGGTTTATCAGTTTTTCATCTGTCAATCTTACTGCCGGTTCCGGCATTTTGTTATAATCCAGTACCATTTAATCGCCCTCTCTTTCTTTCGTTTGTCCTAAAATAATTTTTCTGAATATGCTTTCAAATATTGTTACCGGTATGCTGTTACCCGCCTGCTTATAAAGTGCCATTGCGTACCGTCCGTTTTTTTCTTGTACTGCTGCCGCCGCCTCAAAATCTGCATCGGTATAACCTTGAAGCCGCCAACATTCGCGCTCTGTCAAATAGCGATATTTCCCGCCGCCTAAATCTATAACCTGCGCCGGTGTCCTGTCCTGCCGCGCCGTTATGGTGTATGCGTAATCTTTTATGACCGTTGCCCTTCGTATGCCCTTTTTCCCTATCGCGTTATATACGCTCGGTTGCGTTACGTTGTATACTTCCGGCACATCTGTTTCCAAAAATTCCGCAATATTCCGCATCGGCGTTTTTATCAGATCATCGAAATTAAACGGATCCCCGCCCAAAACAGATATTGTAAAAACTCTTTCCCGCGCCTGCGGCAATCCAAATTCCCGCGCATCTAATGTTTGAAAACTATTTGTATAGCCCAATCTCTGCATTTCTGACAGATACCGGTTGAAATTGTGGATCATGTGTTTTGATGTAACATTTTTTACATTTTCCCAAATGACAAAACGCGGTTTCCATTCTCCCATTTGTCTAATTATATTTATGGTTTCCCACATAAGGCTTGACCGCGTTCCGGATCCCTTGTCCGCGCCTTTTCCTCGGTTTATTCTGCCTCCTGCTGCCGTTGCTTTCCCTTGATGCCCCGCAATGCTGAAATCTTGGCAGGGCGATCCATGTATCAGAATATCCGGCTTTAAATTCCAACCTATAACGGATTGTGTTGTATACGGCAATTCGCTTTCAAACATTGCATTGTATGATTTTACGGCTTTTTTATCTATCTCCACATAATCAATAGCTTTTACCGGTATTCCAATGTTTCGCAGGGCGCATCGCGGCGATCCGATGCCGCCAAACAATTCAAGTATCTTTATCATTCCTTTAACCTCTTGTTTAAAAGAAACTCATACATTTCTTTATATGTCTGCCTTTGGCTTTCTGCCGTCCATAGCTGCGTCCCGATCTCTGCCAGTTTCGCCTCCGCTGTTTCCAACTGCTGCCGCAGGCTCTCTGTGTCCTCTGTGTTCCCTGCTGCCTTTATGCCTATGGAAACCGCTAAACACTGATCCAATGTTTTCATTTCGTCCGGTGTCAGCGTTCCGATCCATTCCCCGATCCGTTCCTCGTATACGCTGCTTATCTGCTCGCATAATACGGTTGACGGTTTCAATGCTGATGCTATGATAAAATGCGTTGGCAGGTCTGTTTTTGGCTGCGTTGTCATGTAAACAACCTCATATACGCCGCTGTGCTTGTTGTTGGTATTGTTTGATACGATAACCGCAGGGCGGTCTGCCCTCTGCTCGCTGCCTACGCTTTGGCGGGTATCTCGGATATAGTAAATGTCGCCTCGCTTAATCATTGACCGCTACCCCCCCCCACATAAATAATTTTTCTGTCGCTCTGAAATGCTCTTTTGCTTTCATGCTGCGATCTACCTCCTTTTCCCAAATTGTTATAAAGTCGTTCGGTGCGCTTAACTCCGAAATCAAAACTATATTGTTGCGGCTCCATTCCCTCATAAGCTGCCAAAACTCGCTATAATCAAACTGCCACGCGTTTCCGTATCTCTTTGTACCCTCATAGGGCGGATCGCAATATATCACGCAACCTTCCGGCGCGTACTCCCTATAATCTCCGGATCTAAAGTCGATGCCGAACACGCCGCCCTGCTGCATCTGTTGTAAAATGTTGTTGCGGCTCTCTTGGTAATAATCCCTTACCCTGCCTTTATCTTTCCCATATCCGGCATAGCCGCCGTCAAAAAATCTGCCGTTATATGATGCAAGGAAACCAACCGCCCCTATGTACCATTGCGGGAATTTACCGCCTGCGGCGTTGTAATCTTCCCTTACTGCGTTGTATTCTTCCCGCGTTACCTTTTCCGGCAACTCCCCCCCTACTTGCAAATATTTGAATAATGCGATCAAATACTCGTTTTTGTCCGATGCCACGCGGTACTTTGCGTTTACTTTGTCTATCACATTGCACCCGCCCGCAAACGGTTCTAAATATGTCCTGCTGCCGCTTTCCTCAATCTTTTGTTGGATAATCGGCACTATGAATTTTGTTATCTTTGCTTTACTTCCCATGTATTTCATGCTTGCCCTCCGTTGGTTGCGCTGTGTTATAGTTTGGGTTTTTCTCCCTCGCCTCTTTTATTGCCTCGTCAAATGAATTTGCAGCAACCAATAAAATTTTCAGCTTTTTATTGTTTTCATACCCCCACACGCGCCACGTTATCATTGCCGCCCTCCTCCAGTACCTTTTTTAATTCTTCATCGTGTCGGCTGTCATACTCTGCAAATGCTACGGTGTGGATCTGTGTCAGCATAAAGAATTGTTTCCAGTCCTCCACGTTGGCGGGCGGCTTTCCGTTTGCTTTCTTCCAACCGTCCTGCTGCCACTTCTCCACCCACCCCAACCGGCAGGCGTTCCCCATGTAGTCGCAAGCTGTGTAAATCGTAATGTGGCAAGGCTTTAATAATATCCGCATCGCCGCTATACAGATTTTCAGATTTAAGGCGTTTTTTGTGTCATGCTCGATCCGGATCTGCTGTTTCCTTATGTGGCTTTTTCCGGTTCCGTCTATGTACTCTATGACCGCTGCCGCCTCTCCCGCGCCTCTTGGGTTTCCTCTGAAATGACATTTAACGTATATTCCAACCTCCAACTTATCCACCTTCCTCCGATCTGCCTTTTCGTCCAGTAATTACTTGACGGCGCAGGCTTTTCTTTGTGAGTTATCCACATATCCACAATCTAACCGCCGCTACCGGAAATGCGAACCATTGTATATTTTTGGTATGCCCTGCCGGTAAAGGGATCCACGCCGTTATATACGGTGTCTTTGTCTATGTAGTAGCCTTTTATCGGTTTCGGATCCGGCAACCACTTTTTCGCTTTTCTGATGATCTCGGTTTTCGGTGTCGGCATTACCAAATTACGGCTGCAACTGTACCTTTGCTTTTTCGCTCCGTCCTTTGCCTTGTATGTCTTTGATGTTTCTTTTATCAGATACGCCGCAAGGTCTTTATATTGTCCGGTATCGTCCAAATACTTAAAGTCCGGTCTGCCATATTTCCACAACCTGCGTACCCATTTACAAACATCTTGCCCTTCGATATGGTTAATCAATAGATGATGGTGTATTGCTTTGTTTTGGTACTCTGTCGCACATACCCATTTCAGATCCGCCCCCACCTTCTTATACTCTTTCCGCAATCCGTCTATCAGCTTTTTAATGTCTTTCTTTGCCTTTTCCGGTTCCGGTCTTTCGTCCTTCCGGTATGTCAGAGTAATAAACGGATCATCTACCCCGAAATTATTATTTATCTTTAGCCGGAGGGTTCTTTCCGCGTTCATCTGATTAACCTTTTCTATTTCCTCCGCTGTGGGTTTCTCCTTCCCCCCTCTTACCTTTACCCCTACCCTCTTTGTATAGCTTTTTGTTACCTCAATCGTTGCCCCTGCCTCTACTGATGTTTTAAAATATCCCAACTTTATTACACCTTCTTTTTGCATCTTATTATCTTTTCTGTAACCCCTAAAGTTAATAGCTTGAACAAGCCCGAAACCGGCTAATTTGCCGGTGTTTTGGCTTGACGGCAAACGCAATAAGTGGTATAATTTTTTTAAGTTGAGTTATTGCATTTGCACCAATTCTTTAGCCGCTGCGCTGCCAACGCAACGGCTATTTTTCTATTCTTTTTTAGGCTCTGTGTAACGCTCCTGCCGCCCCTTCTCGGGCGGTTCCCTCGCTTTCTTCATATAATCCCGCTTTGGCTTGTGAAATTTGTTGTGTGGGCTGCTTTTCCCCTTAAAAAGCAACTGAAAACTTGTTGACCAACCACGCACTTTATAGCAGGTGCGCCCGCTGCAATTTTTTCACAACATACAGAAAACAGCTATTTGCCTGCTGCATCTGCCGCAAGGTTGCCAACCTCGCTACAAATACGCCCTGCAGGTGTCGAACCTGCCCCGCCTCTTGGCGGTTCTCCCACGAATAGGGCGCAGGCGGTTTTTCCGGTGCCGCCTACACTCAAAACAAGAAACCTTTATCTACTAAAAATTTGATCCAGTCAGCCCCCGTTATTTCTTCGCTTTCTATGGCTTTTTCAAATTCTTCCTTGCTTTCTATTCCGTCCTCTTTCAAAAACTTTCGTGCGATCTCTACTCCATTTGTAAGAAACACGCAATCGGCGCGAAATGTTCTTTCTGCCGTTCCGTAATCGTTCGTGCTTTTCGGTGTACGCATTTCAACCACTATTACCGGTTTATTGCTTTTTCTCCCGATCCCTTTTCTTAAAACTATTGCCTCGCTGAATAGCCAACCATTCCAACCGCGCCGCATCGGTGCAAATTGATAACGTGGCACTTGTACTAAATCGCCCGCCTTTACTTCATCAAAATTAACACCTTTCATTTTGCCCCTCCTTAACTGAATAATGCCTGCTGCGCTAACTCTGCTTTGTAATGCCCTTCTGCATCGGTTCCCCGCTGCATCTCTCTGTAAATGGTTGCAATGTGTACGCCGGTTTCTAATGCTATTGCTTTCGGTGCTATCCCCTGCCCGCTCATGCGTTCTATTGTCTGCCGGTCTGCATAGGTTAATTTTTTGTACTGTTTTCTCACGCCCCAACGCCTCCTTTTCGTCTTTTGGGTAAAATAAAAAATGCGGTAGAGTTTACGGCTCTACCGCATTTTATCTAGCTTTTTCATGGATAAAAAAATAAATGCGATAGAGTTTATTCAACTCTTTTCGCATTTAATTCTAAAACTTTGCGTAATTCTACTCCTCTGTATGGGGTTCTGTATGGGTTGCCACCAGCAGCGCGCTGTTTGCTCCGCAGCGGTGAATATAGCGTCTGGTCCGGCGGCGGCTCTCCTCATCCAGCCCTCCGTAGGGTTCATCCAGCAAAATCACATCGCCCCCCGCCGCCATAGCGCGGGCCACGGCCACCCGGCGCTTCATGCCGCCGCTGAGTTCCCGGCAGGGCCTGTCCAGTTCCTCCTGCGCCAGCAGCTGACAGAGATGCTCCCTGGACTTTTCCCGGTTCCCGGTCACCATGTCCACATTGACCAACGCGCTGTATTCCTCGCAGAGCCGGTCTTCCTGAAAAACCATGGAAATCCGGCTGCCATGACGCCTGATCCCGTCTGCCGCCATTTCCCCATCCGGTTTCTCCAATCCCGCGATCAGCCGAAGCAGCGTGGTTTTACCGCTCCCGGAAGGACTGCGGAAGAAGTAAGTCTTCCCTCTCTCATAGCGGGCCGTCACATCCCGCAGCACTTTTTTGCCGGAATAGCTCTTGCTCACATGAGACAACTCCAGCACCACCTGCGCCGTATCCTGCCCCTGTCCGCTTTCCTGACTGCGGGCTGTTTCCCGCGCCCCTGTGTTCCGCCCGCCATGGGACGCCGCCCCGCAGGCCCGGCACCGGGGCTCCCATCGCTGAAAACCCTGCCACACAGCCAGCACCGCCTTTTCGCAGAGCGCGCTGGCCAGGATCGTCACCGCCGTCCAGGCCAGTACGCCCGCCGTATCCAGATAAATTTTGGACAGATACAGCTGCTCCCCCACAGACAGGGCCGGGATGCCGATCACCTCCGCCGCCACGCCGGACTTCCAGCTCATGCCCGCGCAGATCCGGATGGCGCTGTCCAGATAAGGTTTCAGGGCGGGTCTGTAAATATAGAAAAAGCGGTTCCATGCCGGAATCCTGAGCACCTGCGCCATCTCCAGCAGACGCCGGTCCACATGCCGTATCCCCTCCAGCGTATTCACATAGATATTGGGAAGGACAATGCAAAAACTGACCGCGGTGGCCAGCACGCCGCTGCGCCACCAGATCAGGAAAAGCACCACAAAAGAAGCCACCGGAATGGCTTTCAGCAGCGACATCAGGGGCGAAAGCACTTCCTCCGCCAGGGAAAAGCGGCCGCTGGTGGCCGCCAGCAACAGCCCCAGCGCAAACCCTGCGGTAAATCCTGTCCCGATCCGCAGCAGGGAGCTTCCCACTGTCAGCCAGAAGGTTCCCAAGGAGACCTGTTTTGCGAGAGTTTCCAGTGTCTCCAGCGGCCCCACCAGCAGAATGCGGTTGTTCACCAGGCTGGCGGCCAGCTGCCACACCAGAACCCAGAACGCCGCAATGATCACTTTTTTTCCATATTTTACTGATATTTTTTTCATATCTCTTTTTCCGTCAGAGCGTATTTGAAAATGCTTTCCGTCCGATGTGCGTCACCGTTTGTGGGAGATTGGTGCCAGATGACACCGCATAGCGGGCTATGCTGCCCGAATCCGCATCCGGTGGTCAGGGGATATAATAAAAGTCCTCCCCCGGCAGAGCGCCGCCCACAGCCGCAGGGTCCTGCTCAAACAACACCTGTAGATACCCTGACAGGGCCTGCCGCATTTCCGCGCCGTCTATATAGGTAATATTACACCGGGGAATCGCCTGCCGCGCAATGGGTTCCTCTGCCACAATTCCCGCCGCCGTCACCAGTACGGCCCCCTGATCCGGGTCCTCCTGTATGGACAGGACGCTGGCGGCATGTTCCTCCAGAAAACGCACCACCGCCTCCGGATACTCCTGCAAAAAGGTATTCCGCACCACCGTCACACCGGTGACCATACTGCTGCCGCCCTCCCCCTGGGCCAGCTCCCACTGTTCATTCAGATCCAGCGCCACGCCCAGCGCTTCGTTCCGGGCGCAGGCCACGGTGACAAAGGGCTGGGGCAGCAGTCCGACGGCCTGGGGCTGCTCCGCCAGCAGCGCCGCCACTTCCGTGGCCTCGGAGCGGTACTCCAGCGTACATTCGGACAGGTCAATGCCATTTGCCTTAAGCAGATATTGCAGCACATAGTCCGGGGTAGTTCCCCTGCCGGTGAGGTAGATGGTCCT